ATGCAAGCATATGCCGAAGGATTTAATATTCTCCACGAAGCAAACGCAGGTGCCAAGTATGTCAAAGCAGGAGATGCAGAAGTCGCCCCAATGGACAACCCTGCCGATTATCAGTACGACATTAATGTTGCTGAAGTGGCTGAGCTATGGCGTCGTGGTAGCGTGGTTGGTTCTTGGTTACTTGATCTTACCGCTGATGTTCTACGGCGCGATCGAGAGCTTGGCAAGTTCGATGGGGGAGTTAGCGACAGTGGTGAGGGTCGTTGGACTGTTCACGCTGCTGTGGATCTTGGCGTACCCGCTCCTGTCATCAGCAGTGCGTTGTGGGCACGTTTTGAGTCGCGCCGTCTTGGTGCTTTCGCAGCCAAGGTTCTAAATGGTATGAGAGCAATGTTTGGTGGTCATGATGTTAGGTGAAGCACTCAAATGGATTGCAATACCGTTTGTACTGGCCACGGTATATTTCGGGATACGAAAAGGTGATAATGACTACTACGACTCGGACGACTATGATGGAAACGGAACCGCACACTGAAATACTTACTTACCAGATAGTAATCTTCGGTGCTACTGGAGATCTGGCAAAGAAAAAACTAATCCCTGCTCTGTATAAACTACATCAGAAAGATTTACTTCCAATTAATCTTGTGATTGTAGGGACATCTCGCAGAGCAATTGCTAAACAAACATGGGTGGAATCTTTGGGAGAGTATCCTGAAGACTTTCTCCATCGTCTGGATTGGATTAGCACTGATCTGGATAATCCAGAGTCATTGAAAAATCTACCAGATGCAGATGATTCAACTTACTTCTTATCCGTACCCCCAGAACGATATGAGAATGCTATCATCAATCTCAAAGAAGCAGGACTCCTCAACAACCCAGAACTCTCGCGTGTTGTTATTGAGAAACCCTTTGGGCACGATTATAAATCTGCTGATCATCTATCAACTGTGGTTGCTAGATGTCTACGCGAGAAACAAGTATATCGCATTGACCATTATCTCGGCAAAGATACTGTCAATAATATTCTTGCTACACGGTTTAGTAATATTCTTCTTGAACCACTCTGGAATCGCCAGTATGTAGAAGAAGTGCAGATCTTTGCTTCGGAGACCATTGGTTGTGAGGGTCGTGCCCAGTATTATGAGACCGCTGGTGCTGTCAGAGATATGCTACAGAATCATATTCTGCAAGTTCTGGCATTGATTGCTATGGATCCTCCAAGCAAAATGTCAGCAAAAGAAGTCAGAAGAGAGAAGACAAAAGTTTTATCCGCTACTAGACTATCAGAGAACATTATTCTTGGACAATACGATGGCTACCGTAACGAAGAGGGCGTTGATCCTAACAGTGGTACTCCTACCTATTTTGCTGGTACTTTATTCGTCGATAACTGGCGTTGGGAAGGAGTTCCTTTTAACGTAATGACAGGAAAGAAACTACCATACCAATGTGTGGAGGTAGTAATCAAACTTAAAGCACCACCGCTAAAACTCTATGAAGGTGAAATCAACGATCGTATTGTCATGCGTCTACAGCCTAATCCTCATCTTGACATTAGGATGGATATTAAATCTCCTGGGCTCAATGATAATCTTGAATTGGCTACACTCACTCACGACTACCCCCAAGATAGAGCAATCGACGGATATGAAAAACTCCTCTATGATGCTATAAATGGAGACCAATCGCACTTTGTCCATGTCGATGAAGTTATGGAAAGTTGGAGGATTGTAGATGACCTTCTGTGTACTGGTGATAGTTGTCCAATTCGTACTGTCCCTTACATCTACTGTGGTGGATGGGGTCCAGAGTACAAAACACACATGATAACTGTTTGGGATTATCCAGCATGATACATCACGTACAATTATTCGTTAGACATACTATGGAGAATCCACTTGCTCTAGCAGTAATGTCTTTTGCTTTAGTCTTTGTTCCCATCCTAGGAATGTGGGCAGTTCATAAATATAGATGGGAGCACTGGGAACCTTTTCATAGGAGCCACAAATGAATCCAATCATTCTAATTGGTTGCTTTACTCCATTAGCAATTATTTTCATAGTGATGAAACTTGCTGTTTGGATTGAAGCAGTAAACGAGGAGACTGATTATGTCAGAAAAGAACCTCTACGAGAACGAGGACCCTTCTTGGAAAATCCATATGCAGACGTTGATGCGGAGGAAGAAGAATTTGGAGATCGCACAGACTATCAATGATGCTCTGTATGAATGGTATTCAGAGCAAGGTAGAGATGTTCCAGAATGGAAACGAAAAGATCCAGACTGGTGGATTAAATACCTAATTAGTTTAGGAATTGATCCAAAGAATCCATGAACTTATTCTTGCGTCCACTGACTGATGTTAATGACCCTGTGTGGAGTGTGATCTTCTCGATCGTATTACTCCTAATCGGGGTCTTTTATGTTGTCGCCTATATACTGGGAATTGATAAACAAGAATATGGGAGCAATGACACCCCCGAGTCGGAAGAGTTGTTACAACTTCCGAGTGATCAGCATAGATAGAGTGCTGGATGGAGACACGATCGATGTCACGATCGATCTAGGTTTTGACCTTTATAAAAAAGAAAGAGTTAGAGTCGCTGGTGTGGACACGCCAGAGAAAAGAACCAAAGACCTAGAAGAAAAAGCACTGGGATATGACGCAACCAACTGGCTTAAGGACAAGCTTGAAGGTGCTATCTCTGGCGACAATGATCTCGTTATTCGCACTGAACTTGTTGGTGGTATGGGCAAGTATGGGCGTCTTCTCGGGTGGCTCTACATTGGAGACGCCGAACTCTCCCTCAATGAGCAAATGATTACAGAAGGCTACGCTTGGGCATACGATGGTGGAACCAAGCAAAAGAACTTTGAAGAACTACGAGAAATCAGACGTACCAACGGAACTCTCGTTGAGTAATCAATATATTATCAGCATGTAAAGATATACTTATTAAATCGTAATATAATGTAACACTATTTTCTGCTACATAGCTTATAATCTGTGTAGCATGGAGTTACAATATGTACGGATTTTATATGCTGGTAGTGTTCGTTGCCATATTAGTAGCGATTGCTGGCGTAGATGAAACCTTGAAGATCTTTGCTTACGCGGATCTACAAATTAGATATGCGTTCATCCGACTTCAGATGAAGTGGATGGGTTGGAAACTTAAGAGGCAACTTATTAAGGACACCAACAACTTTGAAAAGTTCCTCAAGGAGTATGACAAATGAACGACAAAGAGATGTCCGACCTTTCCATAGAAAGGAAAGAATGTCCCAAGTGTGGTGCTTTGTGGATCAACGGACAGCACTATTGGTCTGGCACAGGAAAGAAAGGAAATGAGTTGGATCTTGCTGGTCTGGTGTGCAATAAGCTTGGTGATGACACTTGTATCAATCCTTGCCGAGGGCAAGATGGTGGCGTCACCTGGAAAAAAAGACTTGAGGAACTGGAACAGGATCATCCAGCAGAATAAATACCAGTAGTGAACTAGTATTGTTGTGGCATCTGATCAGATTTATCTTGGCAATCCGCTTCTAAAGAAAGCAAACGTCCAGCAGGACTTTACCAAGGAACAAATTGCAGAGTATGTGAAGTGTGCTAAAGATCCAGTATACTTCACCAAGAATTATGTACAGATCGTTTCACTCGATGAAGGTCTGGTGCCATTCAAGATGTGGGATTTCCAAGAGGAGTTAATTTGGAACTTCCACAAAAATAGATTTAACATTGCGAAGCTACCTCGTCAGACTGGAAAGTCTACGACGGTGGTTTCGTATTTGTTGCATTATGCGTTGTTTAATGACAGCGTTAACATTGGTATTCTCGCCAACAAAGCAAGTACCGCAAGGGATTTGCTCGGTCGTCTACAGACTGCTTACGAAAATCTACCAAAATGGATTCAGCAAGGCGTGATATCATGGAACAAAGGTAGCATGGAGTTGGAAAATGGCAGTAAGATATTGGCAGCTTCTACATCTGCGTCTGCTGTCCGAGGCATGTCGTTCAATATCATCTTCCTCGATGAGTTCGCGTTCGTCCCTAATCACATCGCTGAATCGTTCTTTGCCTCTGTTTATCCTACTATTACTTCTGGTAAAAGCACGAAAGTAATTATCATTTCTACCCCACAGGGTATGAACCACTTCTACAAGTTGTGGACTGATGCACAGAATGGTAAGAACGGATATACGTGGTCGGAAGTACACTGGTCACAGGTGCCAGGCAGAGATGATAAGTGGAAAGAAGAAACAATCAAGAACACATCCGAGAGACAGTTCACACAAGAGTTTGAGTGTGAGTTCCTTGGATCGGTTGACACATTGATCTCGGCTGCAAAGTTGAGAGCACTCACATTCATTGACCCAGTGAAGCGTAGTAATGGACTCGACATTTATGAAGAACCAAAGAACGGTAACGAGTATCTTTTTACAGTTGATGTTAGTCGCGGCATTGGCGGAGACTATTCTGCTTTCATTGTTTATGACATTACTACGGTTCCATATAGGGTAGTAGCAAAATATAGGAACAATGAGGTTAAGCCTATGTTGTTCCCAAACATTATTAATGACGTTGCGAGAGCGTACAATAATGCATGGGTTTTGTGCGAGGTGAACGACGTAGGAGACTCTGTGGCGTCGATTCTAAATTATGACCTAGAATATCCTAACGTGCTCATGTGCGCCATGAGAGGGCGTGCAGGGCAGATTGTGGGGCATGGATTCTCTGGAACCAAGACCCAGTTGGGTGTGAAGATGAGCGTGACTGTGAAGAAGGTTGGATGTGCCAACCTCAAGCAGATCGTAGAGGATGACAAACTCATCTTCAATGACTATGAAATTATTAACGAACTTACTACGTTCATTCAGAAGAAGCAATCCTTTGAAGCTGATGAAGGATTCCACGATGACCTAGTAATGTGTATGGTAATTTTTGCATGGCTTGTACAGCAAGATTACTTTAAAGAGATGACTGACAACGATGTTCGCAAGCGTATCTATGACGAACAACGTAATCAGATTGAACAAGACATGTCACCATTTGGATTTATCACTACTGGATTGGAAGGTGATGATGGATTTGTAGATCAAGGATCTGTTTGGGAATATGGTGACACACAGGAAGACGTTAGTTATATGTGGAGCATCTAATGGATGTAGGAGATCTTTTTGATTTAGACCATCTTATTTTTAAAGAAAGGAAATGTAGGACTTGTGGTATCAAGAAAGATCTTCTTGTAGATTTTTATAGAACTCGCAAAGATAGAACTTCTTCTTCAGCATATTCTTACGAGTGTAAAGACTGCACCAAAAAAAGAATAGTATTGAGTAGGATGACTAATGCAGTTTTCGATAAATGGGAATATCCTGACTGGTAATGTGTTCATGCATTGTTTCCCCACTCAAGCGATTGGAAATAATAAATATTTTTAGATCAAGTTTGGTAACTTACAGGAGTTAAACATGGCAAGTCAAGTCTCGCCTGGAATCGTTCTAAAGGAACGCGACTTATCTAATGCTGTTATCGTCGGCGCATCCACAATTACTGCTGGTGTTGCATCAACTTTTCAAAAGGGTCCTATTGGAAAGCCAACATCCATCAGTTCACAGAAAGAACTTCTTTCTATTTTTGGTGCTCCTGCTGAACAAAATGCAGAAGATTGGTTCGTTGCTTCAGAATTCCTCAACTATGGCGGAAGGTTAAATGTGGTACGTGCTGCCACTGGAGTAAATAGCGCAACCGATACTGGAGCAGCAGTCGTTGTTAGAAATGATGACGACTGGGACGCGGGTAACGGAAACGGAAATTTCCTCGTAGCAAGATCTGCAGGTACATGGGCAAATGATCTTAAGGTTGTTTTTGTTGACCGTGGTGCTGATCAGTATGTAACTCTATCCAACACCCCAGCTTCAATCGCTATGGGCGATACGCTGACTTTTGTTGGTGGAAAAACTGGTACTGTTTATTCGTGGGATGCAGCAAGTAAGACGGCTGCTGTTATTCTTGATGACCCCACATCTAGACTAACTACATCCGATTCTCTAGATTCACCAGAAATTGGTATTACGGCAACTATTGGAACATTTGTTGCTGGTACTGGTTATCAGTCAGCTACAGCAGTTGCTACCACTGGCGGTCAAGGTGCTGGTCTAACGGTTGACACTACAGTTAGTGTTGGTAATATTCTTACTATTTCTGGTGGTTCTGGTGGTAGTTCTTACCTCACCCAAACTGGATTAGCAACAAGTGGTGGTACGGGATCTAATGCTACTGTAGACGTAGTTGCAACTCTTGGTTCTGTAACTAGCATCGCTATTAATAATGGTGGTACTGGTTATACTGTTGGTGATACACTGACGATCGATGCTGGTGATAACAACGCAACATTTACTGTAGCTACAGTAGAGGGCGGAGTTACAACTGCAGTCATCAACAACGCTGGTGTAGGTTATGTAGTTGGAGATACCATCACTATTGCTGGTGGCGGTGGAGATGCTACATTCGAAATTGCAACTGTAGTTGACGGTCAAATTACTATCTCTGCTGTAAGAGATTGGTACACAACAACCCAGATCGGATCAACTGGTCTTACTCTATCGGCTATCGGTCCTCGTCCTGGCACTTCGCAGTATGCTGAAGAAAAAGGTCTTAAGTATGATGAGATTCACGTTGCTGTTGTTGATGTAACTGGTGTATACAGCGGTGCTGCTAACACAGTCGTTGAAAGAGTCCTCTATGGTTCAAAACTCTCTGATGGTAGAAGTGCAGAAAATGCTGCTAACTACTTCAAAGATTTAATCAACGATCAATCAACTGCTATCTTCAATGGCACTGCTCCTGCTGCTACTTGGAATCCTTCTAGTTCTGGTGCTGGTGTAGCACTAGGTTCAGACTCCAGTGCTCTAACTTCTGGAGATGCATTCCAATTGGTTGGTAAGTTAGAAGCAACACTACAAGGTGGTGCTGATGATTATGCTTATACAGCATCGGAAATTGAGACTGCATTTGATGAGTTTGCGGATACAGAACTAGTTGATATCAACTTCATTCTAATGGGAGGTTCTCTCTCAACCGAGACTGATACAAAAGCAAAAGCAAATAAAGTAATCTCTATTGCTGCTGCAAGAAAAGACTGTGTTGCTTTTGTTTCACCACATAAAGCAAACCAAGTAGGTAGTGCTGGTGTCCTCACAGCATTCCAACAGAAGGAGAACACACTGAACTTCTTCAACGGAATGACTTCTACTTCATATGCAGTATTTGATAGCGGTTATAAGTATTACTACGATCGTTTCAACGATAAGTACCGCTACATCCCTTGCAACGGTGACGTTGCAGGTCTTTGCGTTAACACTTCAGCTCTCCTAGATGACTGGTATTCACCTGCTGGCGTCAACAGAGGTTCACTTCGCAACGCAATCAAGCTTGCTTACAATCCAAGCAAAGCAGACAGAGACGAACTCTACATGAACAGAATTAACCCTGTGGTTATTTTCCCTGGTAGTGGAGTCACTCTGTTTGGAGACAAGACTGCTCTTGCATCACCTTCCGCGTTCGATCGTATCAACGTTCGTCGTCTCTTCCTCAATCTTGAGAAGAGAGTTGGTGATCTCGCAAAAGGAGTTCTATTTGAGCAAAACGACGCGACAACTCGTTCTGCTTTTGCCTCTGCTGTTAACAGCTACCTGGCAGAAGTTCAGGCACGTCGCGGCGTAACTGATTTCCTTGTGGTATGTGATGAGTCCAACAACACCCCAGATGTAATTGATCGTAACGAGTTTGTCGCTGAACTCTTCGTTAAGCCAACTCGCTCAATTAACTACATCACCGTAACCTTCACAGCAACGAAGACTGGTGTCACGTTTGCTGAAGTAGTCGGTCGCTGATATAATCACACACAAGAGGTAAACTAAAATGGCAACTAAATTAAACGATTTTCTAACTAAAATTGGTGAAGGCGTTAAGCCTAATATGTTTGCGGTCGATATTAATTGGCCACAAACATTGGCAAACGCACCGAAGAGCGATGATCTAGATTTAGTAAACCTCCTCTGTAAGTCCGCAGCACTCCCAGCATCAAACCTGGGAGTGATTGAGGTTCCTTTCAGAGGAAGAACAGTCAAGATTGCTGGTGATCGCACTTTCGATACATGGTCTGCAACATTCTTCAACGACAGAGAGTTCAAGCTTCGCGCTTACTTCGAGAAGTGGTTGGAGCAAATCAACACTCACGAAACCAACAACTCGCCACTGTTTAAACCAAACAATAGCGAAGGTTACATGGCAACATTGGGTGTCAAGCAACTGCGTAAAGACAGCACTGAAGCTGGTAGTGTCTTACGTCAGTATGATCTACTTCACGCTTTCCCAACTAGCGTTTCTCAAATTGATCTTGCTTATGACAGCAACGATCAGATCGAAGAATTCACAGTTGAGTTCCAGTATTCATATTGGAAGGCAGTAGATCCTTCCACTAGCGCAATCACTAGTGGTGCATCAGAAGACCCAGCAGGCAGCGGCATCAGAATTGAAGCCTGATAAATAGTACATCAAGGGTACTGTTTAATTAATCATGAGTCAACTGTTTGGTTTTCTAATCAACAAAGGAAAAGAGGATAGGGGTCAATCCCCTATCCCTCCTAATAGTGATGACAGCGTAGCCACCGTAGCAGGTGGCTATTTTGGTACATACGTAGATGTCGAAGGTGTCTCCAAGAATGAGTATGAACTCATCAAAAGATATCGCGACATGTCACTTCATCCAGAAGTCGATACTGCTATCGACGAGATTGTGAACGAGTTTGTTGTCAGCGATGCTGATGATAGTCCCGTTGAGATTGAACTGTCTAATCTTGACATCGGAGCAGGCGTCAAGAAAAAGATTAGAGATGAATTTGATCGTATCAAAAAGATGATCAACTTCGACAAAAATGCTCACCAGATTATTCGTAATTGGTATGTTGATGGTCGTACATATTACCACAAAGTAGTAGATTTAGACAACCCCAAAAAAGGTATTCTCGAACTGCGCTACATTGATCCACTAAAGATCCGCAAGGTTCGCCAAAAGATCACCAATCCAACTGCTGCTGCTAATCCCAATCTGGTACGAGGCACGGCATTAGAATATGATTGGGGCGACTATGTAGATTACTATCTCTACAATCCCAAAGGATTCTCTGGTTCGATGGGTATGCCTAGCAATAGTGCATCAGACTTCTCGACCAACAATGGTATTAAAATTGCTTCTGATTCTATCGCCACTTGTAACTCTGGTGTGATGGATTTGAACAAAAAGTATCAGTTGAGTTTCTTACACAAAGCAATCAAGTCTCTCAATCAACTCCGCATGATTGAAGACAGTCTTGTTATCTACAGATTGTCCCGTGCTCCAGAACGTAGGATCTTTTACATCGATGTCGGCAATCTACCTAAAGTAAAAGCGGAGCAGTATCTCCGCGATGTGATGGCGCGTTATCGCAACAAGCTTGTTTACGATGCTGCCACTGGGGAAATTCGTGATGACAAAAAGCATATGAGTATGCTTGAGGACTTCTGGTTACCTCGCCGCGAAGGTGGTAGAGGAACAGAGATCTCTACTCTACCTGGCGGACAGAACCTTGGCGAACTTAAGGACGTTGAGTATTTCAGAAAGAAACTATACAACTCCCTAAACCTGCCACCATCTCGTCTGACAGACGATAACAAGGCATTCAACCTTGGAAAGACCACAGAGATTCTGCGCGACGAACTGAAGTTTAGTAAGTTCATCGGTCGTCTCCGCAAGCGTTTCTCTTCACTCTTCCACGATATTCTAAAGACTCAACTGATCCTCAAGGGTATTATCACACCCGATGACTGGGATGAGATGGAAGAGCATATCCAGTATGACTTCCTGTTTGACAATCACTTTAATGAACTAAAGGAACAAGAGATGATGATGCAGCGCATCACTCTCGTTACACAGATGGATCCTTTTGTTGGAAAGTATTTCTCTTCAGAGTATATCCGTCGTCAAATTCTTATGCAAACAGAGAAAGAGTATAAAGAAATTGATAAACAGATGCGTTCTGATATTGATTCAGGTATGGCAATTGATCCTGTTGATGTTAATACTCTGGACATGATGGACAAGCAAAACTCTGCTTATCAACCAGAGATTACAGCGCAGCAGGCATCTGATTCTGCGGATCGTGAACTGGAAAAAGCGAAAGAGATGGAAAAATTAAATCCCGCTCCCACCGCTTCAAAACCAAAGTCTAATAAATAATACATATCTACGGATAATTTTAATAGTATGGATACACCATTAGAATCTGAATTGGTTGACATTGTTGATCTAATCGCAGACAAAAAACGCGGAGAAGCGTTGGATAAAATCAATGACTATCTTTATTCAAAGGCATCCGACGTTATCGACACGTACAAACAAACAGTAGCCTCATCATATTTTGATGAACCTACTGGGGACGAACCATCGGCAGAAGAATGAAACTTATCACAGAAAACATCGAGGACATCCAAATCCTTACCGAGGAAAAGGATGGTAAGAAGAACCTCTACATTGAGGGTGTATTCTTGCAATCCGAAATCAAGAATCGTAACGGTCGCATCTATCCTTTCTCTGTTTTAGAAAAGGAAGTTAATCGTTACAACGAAGAGTACGTCAAAACAGGACGTGCTCTGGGAGAGCTTGGACATCCCGATGGACCAACTGTGAATCTTGATCGTGTGTCACACAGAATTACATCTCTGAAAGCAGAAGGCAATAACTTCATTGGCAAGGCACAGATTCTTGCTACACCAATGGGTAGCATTGCGAAGTCCCTGCTTGAGGAAGGTGTGAAGTTAGGAGTTTCTTCCCGTGGTATGGGTAGTATTGATCGCCAAGAAAATGCTAACTATGTCATGGATGATTTCATGCTTGCAACTGCAGCAGATATTGTTGCAGATCCTTCCGCCCCTGATGCATTTGTAAACGGCATTATGGAAGGTAAGGAATGGGTATGGGACAACGGTATTCTCCAGGAGAAAACTGTTGCTAAATATCAAAGACACATTAATGAATCATCGAGAAGAGAGTTGGAAGCAAGAACACTACAGGTGTTTGAGCACTTCCTCTCAAATCTCTAATATTAATAAATAATCATAGAATAATTATCAGAAATTTACGGGGAAACTCAAATGTCAGATATGTTAAAGGAAAAATTTGAGGAGTTTGTAACCGAATCAGGTTTGGTTGTAGAAGCTGGCGATCCTATGCCAACTGTTTCCGCATCCGTTATTCCTGGTGGTGGTACACATAGTGCTTCTGGTCAATCAAAGACAGAAGTAAACTCCAAAGGTGGCAGTGCAGAAGGAAAAGGTTCTATCGGTACTGACGCTGTAAACGGTTATGGCGCACAACAGTCGATCACCGACAACGGTGGTCCACGTCCAGATGGTAACGAAGAGGGCGAGGATAATCCTGGCGCTAAAGCAGCTGCTCCTGTTAATCCAGTCAGTGGTGATCCCCAGCAAAGAGCTGGTGAGTCTACTGGTATGAACGCACAACCCTCTGTTGGCACAAACGTATCATATGGAACAAAGACTGGTCCTGACGTTTCTTATCCCATCAAGCCTTCCTTTGAATCACTTGACATGAGTGCAGACGTTGCAGCACTCACCGAAGGAACCGAACTTTCTGAAGAGTTCAAAGAAAAAGCAACGACAATTTTTGAGGCAGCAGTCAAGTCCAAGCTCTCTGAAGAGTGGAATAAACTCGAAGAGCAGTTTGAAACTCGTCTCAATGAGCAAGTATCTGAAGTTAAAGCAGAACTTGCTGAAGAAGTTGGTGGCACCGTTAAGTATGCTATCGGCGCATGGTTAGAAGAGAACCAAGTCGCAGTTGATCGCGGCATCCGTAATGAGATCACTGAAGATTTCATTGCTGGACTTAAGAATCTCTTCCAAGAGCATTACATTAATATCCCCGACGACAAAGTTGATGTCGTTGAGGGTCTGACTGAAGATCTTCGTAAGATGGAGGAACGCCTTGACGAACAGGTCAAAGCAAATGTGAAACTTCAAGGTCGTCTTGATGAGTCTGCAAAAACTGTAGTTCTGAACATTGTTTCAGAAGGTCTGGCAGACACCCAGAAAGACAAACTCGCTTCTCTCGCTGAAGGCGTAGAGTTCGAGACAGAAGAGAAGTTCGCAGAGAAACTAAAAACTCTCCGCGAGTCATACTTCCCCTCGGGTTCTGCTCCAAAGGCAGAAGTTACCGATGAAACCCCAGTAGAAGGCGAGGCAGTATCCCCAGCAATGGCGGCTTACCTCAACGCAATCAACCGCTGGAATTCCTGATAATATAAATCCCTTTTCAAAAAACACTCGGAGTAAAAATGTTTAACGCAGAAAGACTCCAGGAAAAGTGGTCGCCTGTTCTAGGTCACGAAATGGCTTCGCCAATTACTGACCGTTATAAGAAGGCTGTTACCTCTGTTCTCCTGGAAAACCAAGAAAGATTTCTACGCGAAGAGCGTGGAATGCTAAACGAAGTTGCTGTCAACTCACTATCTACCTCTGGTGGACTAGGTTCTGGCGCACCTCTCGGCAACAGCGCAGATAACGCAACTGGACTTGCTGGTTTCGATCCCGTTCTAATCAGCCTCGTCCGTCGTGCAATGCCTAACCTAATGGCATATGACGTTTGTGGCGTTCAACCAATGTCAGGTCCTACTGGACTAATCTTCGCAATGCGTTCACGCTACGAAGGTCTACAAGGCGAAGAGGCACTCTTCAACGAGCCTGACACTGGATTCTCTGCATCTTACGATGCAACCGCTGGCGCTTACACACCTAGAACTGGTGCTGGTGTTGGTGGCGATTCTGAAGGCAACAACCCTGCTCTGCTCAACGATGCAGCACCTGCTGCTAACGCATATGAAGTAGGTCGTGGAATGCCCCGCGAAGATCTTGAGAAGATGGGCGAAGCGAACAGACTGTTCCGCGAAATGTCCTTCAGCATCGAGAAGACCTCGGTAACCGCGAAGTCCAGAGCACTCAAAGCAGAGTACACCCTAGAACTCGCACAAGACCTCAAGGCGATCCACGGTCTAGATGCAGAGCAAGAACTTGCTAACATCCTGTCTAGCGAAGTTCTCGCAGAAATCAACCGTGAAGTCGTTCGTACCGTCTACACCGTTGCAAAGAAAGGTGCTCAAAACAACGTAGCAACCCCTGGCGTATTTGACCTCGACGTTGACTCCAACGGTCGTTGGTCGGTTGAGAAGTTCAAAGGTCTTCTCTTCCAAATCGAGCGTGACGCTAACGCTATCGCCCAAGACACTCGTAGAGGAAAGGGCAACTTCCTGATCTGTTCAGCTGACGTTGCTTCTGC